CTTCCCATAATTATATTGACCGTAGCCAATACTTGCCATTGATTAAGCTAGTGTTATATCTAAGTCGCCAGCATCGAATCTGAATACGTCACCGCTTGCTACTGTCTTAGATGCAGTTAAAGCTGCCCATGCCATTAAGTTACCACTTGTTGCAGCGTCAAAAACTCCAACGTGAGTAACTGTACCCCATGCACCAGTTGCCGTTACAAATTCTACTGCCGCTCCGTTTGTTGCTGTAGTAGGGGATGTTCCACTAACTGTCATTGCTGCCATACTTTTCCTAGCATAAGATCCGCCAGAAACTTCTGTACCACCACCTGTGTCAGATGGTGCTGCTGTATATAGAGCCACATATAAAGTACCTGGTGCTGAATAAGCAGTACCTCCAAATACATGATCTAAAACTTTATCTTCTAAATAATCGCTAAATCCAGCCATTTTTTACTCCTATGAATTACTTGCGTAATATGTTTTTGTCCTAGACTTATTTCCATAAGTCCGAACTCGTTTAATTAAAGAACCATCTGAATACTTAGCTTTTTCATTAGCATCTTCTAAATCAACTAACGCTTTTAAGTAAGCAGCTTCAAACATTGGTACTCGTTCATCTTCCATTAAAAACACGCTTGCGTGTTTTAAACATCCATACAAATAAATATCAGGATGTGAAGTAGATAACCAATTTGTTGTGTTACTAGAACTCAATGCTGGTATCTTTGAATAGTATACCAATTCTAATGTCGAGCTAGTAGATGGTGTTGGTATTAATTCCAAAGTTCCATCAACAACAGAAAAATAAGAGGGCGCACCTGATATATTGTCTTGTGCGTTTCTAAATACATCTCCTGTTTCTATTGATACTTGAAATAAGGGCCTATATGTTCCTGTCTTAATCTTTACGTTAATAGCTTCAAGCCAATCAGTCGGTAAAGTTAAATATTGTGCATCAGCAGTAGCATCAGATCTTTTAATCATGTCTCTGTGTCTGATGTTACGATTAAATTCTGCTTCTGCGTTGTCTATAAAAGTATCGTAATGACTGGTTAAATCTGTTCTGTTTAACCAATTTCCTATTGCTGTTTTTAATTCATCGTAAGTCATACTTTACCTTCCCATACTCTAAATACTTTATTATCTGGATTGTTTAACCATGCTTTCATTTTAGCTTTGTCGTTAAACCAACCCTCACGCATCGCCTTTTGAACAACCACCATTGGGATTTCAGCAACGTGGCGGAGATCTTTTCCTGGTGTTGTTACTTCAGATAACATCTTAACATTATCTATTACAGGCTGTACGTTTTGTTTGGTGTGAATATGGTAAACACCATCATCGTCTAAGTCTTGTGTGACAAGTTTAGACTCAAAATTCTTTTTATATTCTGCTACGGTTTCTTTTTTTGCCATGCTAAAAAAATGTGGGGGCGAATGGGTGAAAACACCCCCACACTAATTAACTTATGAAGTAGTTAAGTCAGCAACTACACCATTTGCAGCTTCGTTCTTCATTTCCAATCCGAACTCTGTGTAAATAGCTTTAGTTTCTGCGTCACCGATTGCTCCTAAATCTTGAGTTTCAAAAGCTCTCAAGTAAGCAACACCAACGTATTCAGGATCAACTAAAAGGGCCGATCTAGCTCTTGAGAAGTTAGATGGAACTACTTTAATGTCACCGAAATCACTTGTGTATACAGAAACAGCTGCTTGAACGTGATCCCCTGGGATACCTTCAAGTGCTACCGCTTGTGTAGCAGATGCTCTACCAGTAAAAGCTGAAACAGCTTGCTTGTTAAAAGCACCAACTATCATTACTGATGGTGAAGCACCATTTCCAAAACAAGTTGAAAGGACACCTTTCAAGATTGTTTCAGTAAACGCTCTTTGCGTTCCATCAGTAGGAGCAGAACTTTCGTTTGCAGCATTTGCACCAGCTGTTCCAGAAGTTGCTCTGCCAGCATTAGTAGAGATCCAAGATTCAAAACCTCTTGTCGCTCTAACTGTAGCAGCAGCTCCGTTGTTTCTACCTTGTTGTCCACAGATAGTTTTTTCAACGTCTCTTTTCAGCGCACGCCCTATAACAGACATTTGGTGAGCCATTTCTGACTTCTTAGCAGCTGGATCTGACGCTTGTTGTGAACCAGTAACAGTTGCGTTTCTGGTGTTAATTTGACAAACGTTAGCCGCTCTTACTGTAGCAGTAGAAGCCGCTCTTGAAATTTCACCACCTTCAAGTACACCTGTTGATGTAGCTGCTGGTAATGATTCTGTTTGCCAGTCGAATTGAACATTTTTGACACTTCTTTTGCCACCAAGAGAAACCATAGGGGTTTCCATAGGAGAGATGTTGTATATCACATTGGATAGATCTTCCCTGTCTGAAGTAGCTGTGTAAGTATCAAAAGCATTTGTAACTTTAGCCATGATATTTTCCTTATATTATTATTAATTTAATGCTTTAAAGCATTGATTCAAACACTTTAGTTGCATCTGACATCTTGCCAGACTTCGCTAATCTCTGACGGAGACGTTTTCCTTTATTCGGAGTTACAGGAACATTTGAAGTGCCTGGTCTGGCTACTTTAGCTTTGGTTGCAACTACAGGTTTTTTCTTAACACTCTCTTGTGTTTTATCATGTAGCATCGCTTTTCTAATTGCTAGAACAGCTCTGTGATCGTAAATTTGGTTTAGTTCATTCTCTGAAAAACCAAGTTCAGTAATCGCATACTGTTTTAACTCTGCTCTTCCGTTGGCTGCCTTTTTAGGATCTTGCCACTCTGGAATCGCATTTACTAAAAGCTGTGCTTCATTTTGCACTTGAGCTTGTAAGTTCTGCATTTGCTCTTGCTGGCTTTGTTGCAACATTCTTTGTTGCTCCGCTAACACCGCATCTTGCTTTTTCTTGTTTTCTTCCCAAGACGCTCGTTGCGAGTTATAACCAACAGGATCGTTCTCCGCTAAAGCTACCCAATCAGGTTCATTTTGCATACCAGCTTCTAACTGGTTACGCATTTGATCTAGTAACTGCGTATAAATTGCACGCTCCTCTCGGACTGCATTAGTTTCGGCTTCAGCGTCTTTTCGCTGATTAGCCAATTCTTGTGTTTTCCGAGTGTAATCAGATTGCCTACTGTATCCGCTTTTCAGTTCATCAAGCGTGACCTCTTGTTCTATTCCATCAACACTTATAGTGTAAACGGAGGGTTGCTCTTCACCTTCTTCTTCTACTTGGTTAGCTTCTAATTCTTCTTCTTCGAGTTCGTCATCGTATTCTTCATCTTCTAACTCTTCTACTTCTTCTACTTCTTCAGTAGCTTCTGCTTCAAGTTCTTCAGGTGCTTCTTCGATAACTTGCTCTTCTTTTGCTTCGATGCTTTCTTGAGATTCTTCTTGTTGAGTCAAAATAGCTTCGATAGCTTCTTTGCTATTATCTAAACTGGAGTTAAAACCAGTCGCTTTTGCGTTGTTGGTACTCATAGTAATTTCCAATAATTAAACTAAGTCTATATTATGCAATATTTTTCTTAATTTTGACAATTTGATTTTTCTTTATTATTCCTCGTTCCACAATTATTCTTAATTGTCTCTCAAATTCTGGTATTAATTTCATTGCCATCCACAATCTTTCTCTCTGTTCTGATTCCTCTTGTTTAGTGGCGGCCCATATTTTTTTATATTCATCCTCAAGCATTTCCATAGCATCTTGGAATATTTCATTGTCGAGGATGTCTTGAGCGATACGACCTCGCTCGATGTCTCTTCTATTATTATCTGCCATACGTTCTTACTGCATCAAAATTTATTGGTGTATCAAAGATATTTAAAGGTATAGAAGGTATTTTGTTTTGTGGAACTGCCATTGGTTCATTTAATAAACCAGTATTCTTTACAAGGTCTTGCAAAGCGTTCATATCTATATTTGATTCTGGTGTAACTGCGCTTGTGTTTACCAAAGGCATTGGTGCTGGTACTTCAGGAATAATAATTTCATTATCAAACAACGATACACCTAAAGATGGGTATGATGGTTCAGGTATTATATCTGTAGCTAAAATATCGTTATTAACCATAGGTCTAACCATATCTAATATTGGGGTAGCTACAGGTTCTGCTACTACAGGTTCTGCTACTACAGGTTCGGCAACAGTCTCAACCATATCCAATATTGGATCTTGATAAACAGGTTGATTGGCTATAACACTTTCAACTACCTCTGGAGGAGCTATTGGAAAATCAACTTGTGGACTTGGGAGACCTGACAGATCACTAAGATCAATGTCATTTAACAACCCCCTAAAATCAATATCGCTCAAATAAGTTGTGTCTAAACTACCAAGAGGAGAAACTGTTTGTGGTCTTGTTTCTGGAATTTCCTCAATCTTTTCAATCGTAACACCAGGAGGTGCGTAAGGCATTTGGTTAGGAATTGGATCGTAAGCTCCTTGACCTGTGCCTAAGTTTAAAACTGGTGCTATGCTTTCATTAAAAAATCCGTTTTCGTAATTTAAGTCAGCTTGTGTATAACCACCTGGTCTTTCTTGTGAATAACTTACGCCTGGAGAGATCATGTTAGGAACATTTTGACCACCAGCTATGGAACGAGCATAATTTAATCCACTTAATAAATTACTCCCTCCTTTACCACCAACACCAACTCCAGTCACACCTGATTGATAAAATTTAGTTTCAGCAGCGTTTCTTGCACTAGGATCAATGTAAGTATAAGGTCTGGCCCAATCAGGAACTCTGCTCCATCCTTCTGTGGTACTTCCTGATTTTTGTGTTACTGGATCAAACCAGTAAAAGTTCCTATTATAAATTTTTTCACCACCTAATGCTCTGCTGCCTATATCACTATATGCGTATGGATCGTATGCTGTTTCTGCCATTATTTAACCTCGAATAATTTATCTATTTTTTGTTCCATTTTATCTAATACTTCTAACACTCTGCCTATATCCATTTGCTGTTGTGATTTCGTAACATACAGCGTTGGTATTTCTTCTCTTGTTTTGTTTAATAAAATGTCCACTCTTTTTATCTCATTTGCATTAGATCTAATGTTATACATTAGAGGTGCAACCACCAATGTTAAAAGAATATTCCAAAATAATATAGGATTAATGTCCATTTTTTAATAACTCCACAAGTGAGGTCTTGGTCTATTCTCTTCTGGTTCTGATATGTCTAAATGTATAAATCGCCCACTTCCCTTTTGATTAACTCCAATGCCTGGCAGATTTCTCTGTATTGCTAATTTTAATATTATATACGCTTTTTCGTGTGA